GATCACTTCGTCAAAGCTAACTCCAGTTCTTGTAGCCACGAAGGTGAGACCAATGAAGTTAATCGATCTTGCGGGCTTGACAAAGATGTCTGCCTTGAACTGGTTAGCATCGATGACATCAGGGGTGTTGTTAGTTTCGTCGCAGATAACTACGAAGTCACTAATACCTCTCTTTGCCTTAACATCGCGGAGATATGGTTCGACGATGTTCAGGAAGTTGGTTCTGGTGAGAACGTCATTGAACTCAAACAGTTGAGCTCTTGCAGCTCTCTCGATTGTCGCCTCAATGGTGAGGAACAAACGGCGAACATTGATTCTGTCAAATGCGGAAGCAACTTTGAGAGCAGTCTTATCACCAAAGAGAATCATGCCTGCACCAGGGCTGAACATAACTGGGTTAATTCTCTTAGGATAGAGAAGATCTCTTTGAGATTGAGATGGGTTGTATGCAAGTTTGATTGCATTGTTGATCGCGCCTCTGGTAGATCCAGCGGGCGAGAACCATGGGAAGGAATTAATGGACGTTCTTGCCATCAGACCAGCAATGTCACCATTCAGAGGAATATATCTGAAGGTATTGTTGAATCTGTCATACATGTACTTGTATCCAGAATCAAACACTGCATAGGAGTTAGAGGGCAGTGCATCATAGAAGTTGATGACGTTCTGTGTCTGTGTATCCGAATTGGTTACATTAACAACACCATCTCTGTATGGAGAGATACATGCGATACAATCCTTACGGGTCGAAGCAATCGCCATCAGTTTTTGTGCCTTGGCTTGTGCTTCATAGATTGTAGATCCACCAGAAGGTCCTTGGATCAGGAAGTTGACCGAGTACTCTGCGGGGTTCTCCAGAACAGAGTAACCAGAAACAACATCACCCAATTCAACATTGAAACGACCTTCACCACCGTAATCGTTACCAGACTGAAGGGTCCAAGATTTGGCACCAACTGCATTGTAGGTAACTCCTTGTGCGTTTCCGCCCCAGGATCCAGCGTTGTCTACGGTGTAACCACCAAGAGAGGTGAATCTAACACCGATGCCAGCATGTGCAGAACCAACGTAGATATTGTTGGAGAAGTTTGCAATGTAGTCCTTGTAGTAGATATTTGTAGATGGGGAGATCTTCGCATCTGCAGCCTTAGAAAGTCCAGTCCACTTTTCGAGGATTGTTCCAGCGGTTCCAGAAATCTCTCCGTTATCGTCAACAACAACAACGTGTACTTCGTCATGATTGCCACTTCTCTCAGCTGTGTACTCGGAAGTACCAGGACGAGGAGCGATGTTCTTCCAATATACGGTGGTATTGGTCAGACCCAGGTGTTGCTGATTGTACCAGTCAACTGCAGTGTTGACGTTGGTCAGCATCAGACCAGTTCCGATACCAGACTTAACGATGAATGTGGTATTTGCCATACCAACACCAGCAGTCTGACTCAGGATAACACCAGGAGATGCATCAGTTGTGAAACCAACAACAGTTGCCTCAAGAGTTCCGTTGAGAGACTTCAGAGTATCACCGAAAGTGATATATCTGCTGTCGAAGCTGTCGAGAGAAACGATGGAAGATGCACTACCGACACTACCACCAAATCTATATCTTTCTACCTGTTGTTCTGCACCAGCGTTATCATAGATTCTATATCTGTTCTCGAAGTTATCGAGACCCAGAGTGTTAATACCAACCAAGAATCTATCATCATACCCCTGGAAGGCTGCGGTAGAACTTCCTTCTTCGTAGTTAATGGATTCCCACATATCAGTGGTTCCATTATATCTCGATGTCAATTTAACATCGATAGAACCTACGTTGATTTGGGTAATGATTCCCTTGATGAATCCTGTGTGTACTCCAACAGTACCATCAGAGTTTGCGACCGATGTGGAGAATCCTGCGGTGAGTGCATATCCTACGGCAAGACCATCGGTTCCAACACCGAGTCTTTGGTCAGCAAGTCCATCAACCACACAAACCTTTACGCCGTTGGCCCAGGATCCTGGGTTTCTTGCAGCATAGTACCAATCTCCACCTGCTTCTGCATGGTTGGTGAAGTAATCTTCGCTAGAAGTTACCTTCAGATCAGTAACAGCAACACCAACTGGAATGTTTGCGTTGGATAATCCTGCTCCATCTGTTCTGATTACGCGAAGAACACCGCCATACGACAGATAGGAAGATGCAGTATGCCAATATTCGTACTGGGAATCGGCAGAGTAAGGTTTGCCAAAAGTATTGAGGAGGTCCTGTTCTGTTTCAACTAAGATGGGTACTCCAACTGGGCCTTGTGCGAAAGGACCAGCGATAGCGCCGACCTGATCATTAATACCGTCAATCCTACCAATAGTTAAGTCAACTTCTCTTACCTTGACACCAGGTGATACTAAATTTAACGCCATGTCTTAGTCCTCTGAAGAAGTTCATTTCTCTGCTATTATTTAGATTTTTGTCTTTTTTCACTGGGGAAACAGTGCATGAACTCTTTACCAGTCTGGATATTCCCATCTGTCGAAAATGTTAGTGGTCATCTTATCGACGACCTTTTTTATTACCGCCTTTCTTGCATCAGAAACTCGTTTTTTTGTGCATTCCTTACACTCATATGAATAGGCAGACAACGTAGTTCTATCTCTTCTTGTTCTATAAAAGTCCGTAAGAAGGTCTTTTGTTATACCACAAGATCTACATCTCCTCTCTGTGAGAAATAGGTGTTCTAGATCAAACTCGTCTCCTAAGTCCATTAGTAGTATTCCCACATGAAAGATCTGTCACCATATTCATCTGTATGCCATCTATCTCCATCACCATCTACAAATGATTCATCATCGAGTCCATCACTCATAAATCCAAATGGTGCCATATCCTGTTCAATCTGATTCTTCTGTTCCTCATATAATCTTTTACGGATATCGTCGTCCGTCATTTCTTTGAAGTAGTCCTGAGCAACCAACCAAGCAAAAATAACAAGACACATTGCGAGGTCATCATTACAACCTTCTTCAGCCTGGAATGAATTCTTTGCTTGAACAAACGTGGTCAATTCGGCAATAGTATCATAATCATTGATAAGAAGTTTATCTGCTTCAATAAGAGACTTGAGATTCAATGCGCCAACTTGTTTGACAGTTTTACTCATCTTCACTCCGAGTTGAGTCTTTTTGCCAGAGAATCCTTGTCCAACAACTTGACCCGCTCTACCCCTCATGGAACACATCAATAAGTTTTGATATTCAAGATCATACTGTATAATAGATGCGACCTGATCTCCAATATCATTCACCTCACATAACACATATGCATTATTGTACGCCTTTGCAAACTCATGAATAACGCTTGGAAAGAGCATTGGTTTGATTGTATTGTTTCTATATTTTGCTACTAACTTGTATGGGAATGATGTAACGTCAAAAACTCCAAAAGCCGAATAGTCTTTTTCTACACCTCTAGCAACGTCAACAGTAATGATATAATTGTGATCATTGATTGGATTGATGAAAATATCTCCTCCACTACTTTTGCCAACTGGTTCGTCATATGTCATTGACTTCAATTTGGCAGGAGCAATCAAGGTATCAATAGATCCGAGGAACTCACATTCAAACTCAACTCGGAACTGAGCTTCTGACGTGTTCTTGATTGTTTGTTCTTTCCATGCCTCATCACGACCAGGAACTTCTGACCAGTGAACGTCCGTAGTTACATATTCATTCCTACCAAGTTCGGCATCATGCCATAACCTGTAGAAGTGATTCATACCCTTGGGGGTAGAAACGATAATAACCTTTGTGGATTTACCAGACGAAATAGTGGGATATACAGAACTGAAGAAGTCGTCTGCAATGTGGTTTGGAATGAACGCAAATTCGTCCAAGAAGATGATGTTGAACGACATGCCTCGAACAGCAGATGCAGATGTCGATGCAGCAATAATCTTCGATTTGTTTTCTAGTTCTACGGAACCTCTGTTCCAAACCGCTACACCCTGTTGCATCCAGTGTGGTAGTGCCTCATATGCAGTTTGTAGTCTACCTAAGAGTTCTCTTGCCGTAGCAGCTTTGTTTGCAAGAATACCAATGTTAACACTGTCATTGAATAGTGCATAATGCAGAAGATACGAGACAACAGTCGTGGACTTACCCGACTGTCTAGGCATCTTGCAGATATTAAATCTATTATTATGGAAGTTTTTTACCAACTTTTCTTGGAAAGGATACATCTCAAAGGGAACAAGACCCTCATCCAAGTTAATGATCTTGATATAATTCTCTGTAAAGTAGACGGGATCTTCCTTACATTTCAAATATTCTCTAATCGTTTCCTCTGTCCATTCTACAGCGACATTGGTTCTTTTTAGATTAGGATTACCAAGATATACGTCAGTATTGGAAGGCATAATTACTTCTGTTTTTTCTTCAATTTAATAGTGTGTGGAATTGTGGTTAATTTAGCAAGCATAATCATTTCCACCTCAGATTTATTCCTGAGTTCTTTTGCTGTCATCTTTTCTTTTGGTCCAAGTATAGATTGCCTTTGACTAATAAGATTTTTTTTAATCATATCTACCAAAGACTGTTCCAATTCTTTTAGGGCTCTATTTCTTTTTCTTATCATTATCTGTTCCTCCTTGTTTCAAAAACTTCTGAAGATCTGAAGTTGAACCGATGAACAAAGCATTATTTGTAACGCTTGATGGTCCTCTAGATTCTTCTTTATTTAAGTTTTTCATTTTTTGTTGAAGATCGATCAACTTGTCTGTTGCGTCCGCAACACTCTTGATAAGTTGACCTGCAACTTCATAGGCCCTTGGAGAATCACTCTCTTGAGATAATTCTAAAATGCCATTCACGGCTTCTTGTCCTTTCTCAATCAGAGAGTATAACTGCGCTCTTGTATATTCATAATCTTTATCCGATTCAGCTTTTGAATCTCTTACCTTTGGAACAGGAGACTTCTTGACAATCTCCTTTTCTATAGGAGTAGATTCAATATTTAAAGCCTGATCTATTTCATCAAAACCACTCATACATCTTCCCCTTTAGAAGGACTGTAAACTTTGCCATCATTATAATCATATTTAAACTCACTGAATCCAAAGTCATCTGC